CGAGGTTCTGCGTCTGGATCTCGCGCACCAGGAGGACGGTCGACCCGCGGGCCTTGACCTCGAAGTCGCCTTTGATCTCGTCCTTCGGGTTGAACTGCATGTTCCAGTCGTAGGCGCGCGTCAGGTTCGGGATGGTGATGTTGTCGTCGAAGTTGCGGATGAAGCGCCGGAACACGACGTTGACCGCGTTCATCAAGAGCGCCATTCCGCCGGAGGTCTGCGTCGTGTGCGCGCCCTGCTCGCCCTGCGCGAGCACGCTGACGTTCGTCTCCTCGTCGATGAACTTGCTCGCCTGCTCGATGACCGGCAGGAGGTCGGATAGGTGCGACCGAAACTCGTGGATCTCGAACACCTTTTCGGTCGGCAGCACGCCGGCCTTGGTGATCCAGACCTTCGGCCCGGTGCCGCGGATCGTCCAATCGCCGTCTTCGGGCTCGACCTTCGAGCGGCAGACGACGACCTGGGGGCTGACTGACCGCCCGCCGTTGTCCATGACCATGCGCCACGCGCCATTGATGGCCGCTTGGCTGTCCCGCATCATCCTCGGCACGCCGAAGCCCCAGACCGAGGCGTCGTCTTCTTCGAGGTTGAAGAAGCTGTAGATCGGGTCCTGGCTGTCCAGGTGGTGAATGCCGAACTTCAGAACCTTGCCCTGGCTGAAGACGATGACGACGTTGATCTCGTTGAGCGGGTCGACATCGTCGCCCTCGTAGAGGGACCCAAGCTCCGCGTTCTCCTTCGAGATATGCGCGGTCGCCTTGCACAGGCGGCGCATGGCGTCCAGGTCCAAGGTCCCGCGATATTCCCAGACGACGAAGACCTTGCCGCTGATGGCCGGGCTCTCGTTGGTGATCGTGCGGATCTGCTGGAGGTACATCGGCGCTTCGCCGGCAGGCCCGTCGACCAGGAGACCGCGGATGCCGTCCTTGTCGTAGCCCGGCTGGCGGGCCAGCGCGCGGAGGCCCTTGGACTTCAGAAGGTGGCGCTCATACCAGTCCTCGGAGTCGCGCGGCCGGCGGGCGTCCGGGTCCGGGAACAGGCTCCACGGGTCGACGCGCTTGAACGCCGGCCGAGGGTCGGCCGTGAACTGAAGCTCGTAGATGGCGGCGCCGCTGACGTCGGTCTCGCTGGTCTTCTTCCATGCCCGGCGCGCGCGCTGGCTCGACCCTATCGGCCCCTTGCTGATGCCCGTGCCGACACGGCAGCCGTCGCGGATCACGTCCCGCATTTCGATGGGGTAGCGGCACTCGGTAAGCTGGTCCTCGATCTCCTTGCCCATGGCGACGGCCCGCTTGTCCGCCTCCGCGACCTCGGCGGCTACCTGCTTGACCTTGTCGGCCTCGGCCTGCCCCTGCTGGGCGAGGGCGTGGCCCTGCTCCATCATCGCGCCCGCACTCGGGTCTCCTGATGCGGCGGCTGTGTTGGCCTGCTGCTGGGCTTCTGTCGCCTGCTGGGCCAGATCCTCGACGGCCTTGGCCGCGCGCTTGCCTTCCTCGGTAAGCTGCGGGACCTCCGTCCGGTTGATGCTGTAGTTCTTCTCGTCGGTCGGGAACAGCATGTCCGAGATGCGGGCCTCGCAGGCGTCCGTCTTGGCGCGCGTCTTCGAGACGAAGACCGTGCTCTTGCCCTCGTCGGACATCTGCTTTTCTTCAAACGGATCGTACTTGGCGTAATACTGCCGGAGGTCTTCGATCCAGCCGCGCTCGACCGTGACCTTCTTCGCGACCCGGTGGGTCGCCTCGATCTCAAGCTCGCCGATGAAGCTCGTCACCCACGAGCGTATCTGCTCGTCCTGGATGGCCGCCTGTTCGTCGGGGTTGGGTTGCTCGGCCTGGGCGGCGGCGTCTTCCTCACGCTGCTCGTCCGGCAGCATGGCCGGCGGGTCCTGCTCCTCGCGCTGGGCCACGGCCGCCGCGGTCGCGTCCATCCGCAGCCGCTTGGCGCGGCGCTCGCGCTTGGGGGCTTGCAGGCTAGTAACCGACACGGCGGTCGCCCACGTTCTTTGGGTTGTGGCGCCCGCTCATCTGCGGCGACGGCTGGGGAACGGCGATGTCCAGGCCGGAGGCGATGCCATAGCGCCCGCAGTCCATCAGGTGATCGCTGGCCTTCACGATGACGCCCCGCTGATGCTCGTCCATCTTCCGGCGGTACATCCCGTACTCCTCCTGGAAGTTCGGGCAGGCGTGCCGGAAGACCTTGAAGCGGCCGGTCGTCATGCGCTGGTCGACCAGCACGATGCCAGACTCGACCTCGTTCTTGGCCTTCGTGAGCTTCAGGTTGTGAGGCGGGCCGGTGAAGATGTCGTAGAGCCGCTGGCCGTCGATGGGCGTGCGCTGGCGGGACGCCGGGTCGATGACGCCAGGAATCCACTCCCCGCGCGCCTTGATCGCCGCGACGTGATCCGAGGGATTGCCGTGCGCGCGATAGTGCTCGGTGAAGGCGTAGACGACATCGGCGCCCGGATCGTGGGCCAGCCAGAGGGCGGCCGTGATCCGCCATCCCACGTCGAGCGCGAAGCAGCGGCGCCAGTGGGCCGGGATCACGAACGGGTCGACTTCGAGGTCGGCGAACGGTGTGCGGTAGACGGCGCCCGCGCCCTGGCTCGGGTCGCCGCGGCTGACCGCCCCCCGCAGATGCAGGGGCGTTCCGGCCAGGACCTCGCGCTTGTCCTTCTCGGTGGGGGGAGGGATGTCTGACAAAACACATTTTATCAAGGCCCTGGAAGGGGTTATCTCGATGATGTGCTCTGAGCGGGCCGTCATCGGGCGCCCTTTCGCAGGTTCAGCCCGACCGGGAGAATCTGAAGGTTCGACGCCACATGCGGGCCGCCCTTTGATAGGGCGACGATATGGTCGACGTGCAGGCGCTTGCCCAACTCCGGCAGATTGAAGACCGAGCAGCGGGCGATGACGCGCTCAAGGGCGGCGGCCTGGGCGTAGATGGCCCGGACGGCCGCCCGATCTTCCCGCCCCCCCATGCCGGCGCGCTGGCGGGCCTTGCGGATACGCTGAAGGCGAGCCTTGGTGCGCTTGCCGTGCTCGCTGACCTGATACTCCTGCGCCTTCTGACGGCAATGGTCGCCGTTCTTCGCGCGCCACGCCTTCATCGAACGGGCCTCGCGCGCCGCGTCCCGCTCGGTCAGCCGGCGCTCTCTCGCGCACGGCTGGCAGCGGCTCTCGTGGCGCACGCTCCGCTTGCCCTGGTTGGTCGTGTAGCCGTAGCTGTAGAACTCGGCCAGCGGCTTTGTCTCGCCGCACCGGACGCACACCTTCGCCCGCTCCTGGTCGTGCCAGTGGCGGCTGCGTGGATTGGCGAGGTCTATCGCCGCTTGCATCAGACGGGGACCGGCCGGAAGCCGAGGGTAACGACCAGGGCCGAGGTCGTGGTGTAGGTCGGGGTGGTCGTGCGGTCGACCAGCGCGCAATAGAGCTTGCGGGATACGGGGTCGGCCGGCGCCGGCACCAGGAGGCCGAGGTTGCGGACCATGGCCGCGCCGTTGTCGTTGAGGAGGCTGTCGCCCGTGATCTGCACGAAGCCCGCCAGCCTCGCCAGATCGGCGTCGGCCACGTCGAGGGCTGAGTTCTCGGTGAAGGTCGTCGCCGCTGGGTTGGACTTGAAGACCAGGAGGTCGAAGTCCGCGCCCTGCTTGTCGAGGTCGGTGATGAGGACCTGATCGAGGATCAGGGCTTGATGCTCGTCCAGCACGCCCTTCAGGTCGAAGGTCAGGAGCCCGCCGACGAGGTCGCCGGCCGCGTAGATGTTGGTGTCGTTGACGCCCGTCACCGAGACGAAAGCGGCGTTTCTCATCCGAGCCCCCACCCATAGCGTGCCGATGCGCGCAGGCTACAGCATGGCGGGAGGGATGGCGAAAGGTGAGTTTTCGTTATTTCATCATCGGGGCGCGGGGTAGTTACTCGCGCCCGTCGCGCTAACTCGGAGGTTGTGACCCGGCCAATGCCCGGACACGACAAGGGCGGACCCGGAGGCCCGCCCTTGCAACGCCAGGGGAGGTTTCACCCTGGCGAACACCCGGCGCCGAGGCGGACGGGTGCGCCCCTCGTGGCGCTGGCTTTCGCCAGCGCGGTCTATCTCAGAGGCCGAGGGCCGTCGAGAGCAGCCCGGCGACCAGGACCGAGCCGAGCACGAGCAGGATGACCGAACCCTCCTGGCCGGTCTTGTCCCCGCCCGGCGGCACCTTGGAGACGGTCCCCGGCCGCATGTTGTCCATCTCGTCGCCCAGTTTGCGCAGTTTGCGCATCCGCTCGGTCAAGAGCGGCGGGACGACGATCTCCGGCGCCGCCATCCACTCCGGCCACGCCCAGCCCGAGCCCGTGGCGGAGGACGCCGGGTGCACTCGCGTCATGTGCTCCTGGCCGGCGCCCTCGTGTGGGTGGCGGAAGACCTGGAGGTCGAGGTTTGGCGGGTCCTGCTCGTCCACGCCCATGACCAGGGCGGGCTTCGGCGTCGCCGTCTTGCCGTGGTCGTCCAGCGACAGGTAGTGAAGGATCATTCCGATCTGCGGTCGCATGGTGTCTCCTCTTGGGGTTGGGTGGGCGGTTTACGAAAGAGGTCGATTTGCGCGTCCCGGTCGGCGCAGAGGCGGTGGATGGCTGCCTCGATCATCGGCCGGAACTCCTCGGGGTAGACGGCGAAGCAATGGCTCCCTTCGCCGTTCGTCTTCTGCCGCAGCGCCTTGATCGGCAGGCTGCCTACGGCCTTCTCGTAGGCGTCCCGGACGGCCGCGCCGATCTCCCAAGCCTCCTGGCTGCTCGGCTTCATGCCAATCTCTCGGGCGACATCCAGGACGGTTATCATGGTCAGGCGGCGAGCTTGGCGGCGACGGCCAGGAGCGCCGCGCCGGTCCCCATAAGCGCCAGGGCGACCAGGATGCAGACGACCGTGTCAGCCCAGCGCCACGGCCTGCCCTCGACATCCATGGCTACGAAGATCGCCTCGCGGGCCTTGGGGATTCGCGCCAGCCGGTAGGCGAGCGGCGACCAGTCGATCTCTTGGGCGGGCGCCTGGAGGTCGAGGGTCAGAAGCGCGTCGGCCATGACCTCCCGTCCCTTCTCGGCCTCGGACTTCGGCGGCCAGCACGCCGTTTGCTCGGCGATGCCCGGCCAAGCAGCCTTCGCCCGTTCCTCCGCCGTCGACAGGCGAGGGCCGAGCCCGCCGCGGAGCTTGACCGGGATCGCCACGTCCTCGGGGTAGGGCTCGCCGTCACCGCCCAGGCGCGCGGCGTGACGGTTGGCAGCCGTGATCTTCAGCCCCGCCTTCTGCTCCGCCGCCCGTCGTTCGTATAGGAGGGCGAGGGTTCTCGGCGAGACGTTGCCCGACGTACAGGTCAGGGCGAAACCCTCGACATGAAGATCCCGCAAGCGGTCCTCGCGCTCGTTCGGCCCGACCATCGCCCACCAGTTCAGGGCCGCCATGGACCCGGCCGTCCGCTCGTCGGCAGCGGGCTCCGGGGGAACGCGGGGGCTCTCCCCCGCTCCGCTCACGTCTGCTCTCCCTGCTCGGGCTTTCCCACCTTGGCCCGGCACGCCGGGCACGGCTGGCCCTCGACCAGCAGCATGTGGGCGATGGGGCCGGGCGCGTCCTCGCCGGTCGGGATCTCGCCCTTCCGGTCGGTCTTGTGCACGGACACGATCTCGACATCGCCCTCGCCGGTCGCATTGACCAGGGCCTCGCCGAGCGCGGACGAACTCGCGAACACGCCGATGGCGCGTCCCTTCACGATCTTCGACATGGTGGCTCCTCTTTGGTGCCGTCCCGTGGCGGGAGGGCTGCCCGGATTGTACGCCTGGGCGGGGTGTCAGACCATCAAAACTCGCGCGGAACGGCCCTCTTTCTGACGGGCTGCCCGAGGGGCTTTCCGTTCGGCCGGCTGCCGCGCTTGGTGAACAGGTCGTAGTCCCGGGACTGAAACTCGCGGGTCATCGCCCGGTCGAAGCCGGCGATCCGGTCGGCCGCGATCTGCCGCACGGTCTCGGGCGCCTCGGTGACGAAGCCGCCCCAGGTCTCGTTGTTGTACCAGATGGTCCCCTTGAGCCCCCTCGTCTCGGGCGAGAGCGGCAGGACGGTCGGGATCATCCGGCCTCGGCGATGGCGCTTGGGTCTCATCTCAACCTCAGATGGGTGATATAGGGCAGGGTCTCTGCCCGTCTTTTGTCTCGGCTCGGTGATCGGGGAGACTTTCTAAACGAAAGGGCCGTCCTCCGGTTGATCTTCCTCGGCCGGACCCGGATACCAGTTCGTCGGCTCGCCCCCGTCGTCCAGGTCGAGCAGGCCGTCGGGCTTCGGCAGGAAGCCGTTGACGACCGTCGAGTGCCCTTCCTTCGGGGTGAAGGTCAAGATCACAAGCCCGCCGGTCGTGGTCGTGCGGACAAGCTGCTCGGCGGCCACGTCGGCGCCGGGCTCCTCATCGTTGTGGCAATAGTCCTGCTCGGTGCCCTCGAACGCCTTGGGGCCTTGCTCGTAGCTCTTGAGGCCAATCCGCGACCATCCGCCGGACTTGTGGAGTATCGGGATGGTGTCGATCAGGTCTTGGACGCCTGACTTCCATGTCGGCTGCCCGAGCGTACTTGCGGGGAAGATGCCAGTACCATCTACCGTCTTGCGCCCGTCTTTGTAGGCGATCCGCCCGAACAGCTTGGCCTGCAAGATGTCCCTGGTTGTCTCGTTCGTGCGCCCGCAGATCCAGCCCGAGGTCGGCCGGTCGAAAACCTTGCCGGGCCACCAGTCGGGGTAAAGCCCGGTCGCCCAGCAGAAATCCGCGTATCCGCCGGCAATCGTCTTGCCGACACGGTTGGCGGCCAGGAAACAAAGCTCTCTGTAGCTCTTTGTCGCGGCGAAGAAGGCCATGTGCTTTGGGTACAGGCGCCGGGCATAGATGACCTCGCCCCGGCCACGCTTGAAAACCTCGGTGCGCGGCCCCTCCCAGATCCTCGTCTCGTCCGGGAACAGGTATTTGTGGCAC